ACCAATGCCAGAGCAATTTGCGTTTACTGGGTCTGAATTAAAGAAAACAGATAAAGGTGACATTTATGTTCTTAAGGGCAATGACGGCTTAGACTATGACCCTAAAACAAAACTTCCGATTTTTGACTTAAATGCTTTTGGAGAAGGGCTTCCACCAAAAGTTTGGTCTGGAGCTTCTACTTTTTCTGATAATCAAGGCAGCATAATCACTCCTTCTGTATTTTTGCCGGGAGAAAATCCTTCCGAAGCGATTGATTATGCAAACAGTTTAACAGGAAACATACAAGGTGGTGGTTTCCCAGCAAATCTTAATGTTGCCCGTCCTGCTCCGTTTCTTTCTCCAAATCAAATTGAATCCGCAGCAAACTTAGACTCTAATCCTTTACTTGGAACCCGAAGCGGAGATAACAGTGACTTACCTGCAATAGAGGCTGCTAATCAGGCTACGCTTAAACCTCGTTACATTACGGGTGAAGGGAAAGAAGAAGAAACGCAAGGAACTGAGATGACCTTAGCGGAAGTGGAAGAATTAACAGCCAAAGGAGTAAAGGTTAATGCTGTTCCATTAGGCGGAGGCAAATTCCGTGTCACTGAATCAACTTTTGGCAACAAGCCATTGGTAGAGGTTAATACTGGTCAAACAGATCAGCAAGAACGCTCTAAGAAGATGGATGCAATGTTGTTTGAAACAAAAAAACAACTTGAAGGAGCTTCCCAAAATAAAGACAGCATAACAAAAATGATTAATCTTCTTGATGAAGGAGTCAAGACAGGTTTTGCTAGAGAAACCATTATGAATTTCAACAAGGCATTTGGAAGAGATGTTTCCGATGCTGAAACATTTAGGTCTGTCGCTGGTGATGTTGCTATGGGATTCATCAATCTTACTAAGGGTGCTATCTCCGATAGAGAAATGACGTATTTCACTACTGTCTTAGCTCCAAACCTTGGAAACACTCCAGAAGGTAATAGGAAAATAGGCAAGTTTATGCTTGGCGCAATCAAAAAAGCCGAAAAGATTGAAAAGGTCATATCAGAAGGCTTAAGCGAAGGCAAGGACGCATTTGATATTGATAAAGAGGTCATGGCAATTAGGAACGCTGATGATCTTCTTATTGATACATCAGAAAATGAATCAACTCCTGAGAAACCGCAAAGCGCAACCGACAGACTTAGAGCAAAAGCTAAAGCAAGATAAGCGAAATGACACCCAAAGAAAAAAAAGCAGAGTTTAATAAACTTGCTCCTGCTGCAATAAATGAGGTTGCTGGGCTTATTGACGGAAACTTTGCGGGATTTCAAAAAGCGCAAAAGGATTATCGTAGCCAGCTTCCAGTTGGAGACCCTAGATTGCTTGAGCCAGCGGTAATCCCTGCTGACTTCCTTTCAGAAGAAGGAATGAAGCAACGTGGATTGCTTGATGAGAAAGGAGAGGCAACAAAACTTGGTAGCGATTACCTTTTCATGGAAGATGAAGGCTTCATGAAGAATGGCAAGCTAACCGAGAAGGGCATGGCTTATACCGCCGATCCAGATGAGTTGCTTCCTGTTTCTGAAGTCAATGACTGGACGATATTGACAAATTCTTTTGATGTAGATAAAGATGGTAAATTCTCAGATCCAGACGTTGAAAGTAAATATCAACAATTTCAAATCAGAAAAAAGGAAGGTCTTGATGAGGCTAAAGGTGGTAATTTTTTCAAGCAACTTGGAGAAGGACTGTTGAGTTTTGGTCGTGGTGTTTACAGTGTGACTCCTCTTCCAACCATGAAGAAGGCGGTGACTGGTGAGGGCATTTCTCCAGCGGAAGAAATAACAAAGCGAGCAGCGGTATTATCTGGAGCTTTGAACATAATGGGCGATACCGCTGTTAAAAGTGTAGCGTTTGTAGGGCAACCAATTCTTAGTGATGATGAGAATGATCGGAATGATTTCATTGTTGCCACAAGAGTAAAGATGAACAGGTTAGCAACGGAGCCAGAGGCTTGGGATGCAATTACAGGAACAAGCGTCATGGCAGATGCCTACGCTAAAACGCTTGAAAACTACAAGAAACGATTTGGTGAAGCTGGAGAGAACAAACTGCAACAAGAACTGCTTGATGCTAAATTAGTCGGACAAATTGTTGGCGACCCATTGAATGTCCCTATTGCTATTGCAACTCAAGGGGTAGGGCTTCTAGCTAAAGTGGGAACCCTTGCAAGGGTTAGCAAAAGTGTAAATATCGCCAATCAAACTTCCGCTAGGATTGCAAGATTCAATGCCGCAGCACCTAAAGTCGCACAACAACTCGATGAAGCGACAAAACTAAATCAAACGCTTGTTAAGCAACTTGATGATGCAGTGAAAACTGGGCAAACGGACATAGTAGCAAAACTTACTCCAATAGTTGCCAACAGCACAAAGGTAGTTGATGACCTTACTAGCAGCGCAACAAAGATGCAAGAGGGTTTACTTGTCAATGAAACGGCAAGAACAAAGGCACTGACTGAACTTGCCGAGAAATCAAAGCCGCTTGATTTATCAAGAAAAGCAACTGCTGCCACAGTAAAAGGCGTTGAGATTGCTGCTGAGAAACTAGGCAATGCTGCTGCTGCTACAAACAGATTTCTTAGAGCGGCAGAAAAAACGATTGGATTTTACGGCACAGGTCGAATAGTCACTACGGCATTGGGTGTTGGGACTGGCCCTATTGGACAAACTGCCCTTGGGTCTTATTATGCGTCTCGGATAGGCTTATCCGTTGCGCCAACGATTCTACGTAAGACTGCAAGATTTGCAAACGTAGTTGGGGATGAGCTTGTCCAGATGAAGAACTCCACTCCGTTCTGGCGTAGGGTTGCGGCTAACGAGAACATAGGCGGGATTGGAAAGGCGATGGCTACAACCTTAGACTACGCTTCTCCTGCTGCACGTTTTGGCGTTGGCAGCGTAAAGCAAGGGGCAAAGCTCGCCCCGGCACTAGCTGTTTACGAGGCGATTAACAACGGTGGATTGGATGATGAAGCAATGAAGCGCGTTGGAGCTAACGCCTTGGTTTTTGGCGCGTTTGCAAGGGTTGTTGGCGGTGGCAAGCAAGACCTAGCCAAAAGACAAACGGGTGATTTTTACAACTATCGCACAAAGCAACAGAAGCTGGGCGAGGATAAACTAGCTGCTTTCGATGCAATACCGGATCAAACTCTAAAGCAATTTATCTCGACCTACGATTCCGCCTATCCAAACACTTGGGACTGGCAGTTCACAAGAGAAGGGAATAGCTCATTCGATCCATCCTCTAAAACGATCACCGTAAACGTAAATGACAAGTCTGGTTTTGTCCGTGCATTGACTTCGCATGAGACGCTTCATTCCTTGACGTTCAAGCACGGGATGGATGATTCGATTGTCGCTAAAATGCTTGGTGACGAAACACGACCTGGGCTAGTCAGAGACATAAACGGCAACCTAGACAAAGACTTTCGACAGTTTTACGAAGCCTACAACGAAAGGCTGGACGCTCAGGGATTGCCAAGAATTGGTATTGAAGATGCGGCTGTTGAGTTCTTCACTGATAACGGAACGGCAGCTTTGTTTGATGACGTTGTTTCTGGCAAGCTAACCAAAGCAGAAGTTAAGACCCCTTTGCGTAGGAAGATCGAGGACATTTTTGATACAGTCTTTGCAGCCACACCAATCGTCAAAGACCTTCACTACAAACTCGGTGGAGCTACGGATGTGAACGGAAACCTAGTTATGGGTTCTGGGTTGCTGGCAGACGGCATGAGAGAGCTTCCAGAGGTCAAGGCAATGGTTCGCAAGATGTATCGTGAATCTGCTGGGTTACCCAAGTCGCCCATTAAGCCTGATGCAATGAGGGATGCCCCATCATCAAATCCGAAGCATTACAAAGCGGCTAAAGTCATAGACGAAATCAATAAGAAGAACGTCCAAGAAGGAAAGCCGCTTATCGAAGGCGTAATGATTCCCGATGAGAATGGCAATGGCACTGGAAAACTTTCTGACGATCATTTCTCAGCACTTGAAGATGGCGACATAATTAAACAAGGTGGAGGATTAGAGCTTGCACATATTCAATCTACGTTTGAAGCTGATATGGCGGGATTTATAGATTACACTCCGATTGAGCAAGGACGTTCCGTGCAGACCGCAGGAAAAACAACGAACAAGATTAAGCCGATTGACTTCATGGTGAAGAATGGAAGGCTTTACTTGGTTGCAATGGATATTACCCAGCTTGGGCTAAACATCAATAGACTTCAAAGGAAAGCCGCAACATTAGGAATGTCTAGGGCAAACGTCCTGACTGATATTGCTGAGATGGCAAAGCTGCACAAAAGAGGCGTTTCAACTGATGGGTATTTCAAAAGCGTTGGCGGCAAAGATTGGAAAAACAGAAAGAATCTCATAACCGCAGTCCAAGGGCTTAACACAAAAGCGCAGCGTCTTACCAATCCAGCGTTTGATAAGCTAGGCATGGATAAGCAGACCGGAACGTATCGCACGTTTGCCTACGACCGAATTGATGGGTTCACAGACCTTACTGGTGACATGGTTATCCCGTATGGGAATAACGCTTACTACACCTTGAAGGCGAATCTTATGCCACAAGCCCCACGGATTAACGTGAAGGGCGAGATTGTAAGAGATGCGGCAGATGTTCGATTGATGCCCCAAAGCAAGTCTAAGGCTGAACCGACCAGACTAGCGAAAGATTTAGCCAAGAAATACAAAGTTCCATTATCAAAAGTTACAGGTTCTGGTAAAGATGGAACAATTACACCTAATGATGTAAGGTCTTTTCTAGCTGAGAGAGATAAGAAATTCAAACCTCTATCGTTTCAAAAAGAACCGCCAATGGCAGTAGAGCCTTCCATTTCCGACTTAGTTGGAGGGCGTGTTGAATACGATGGGATGCGTGGAATGATTATTGATGAAAATAGGCGTCCATTTTTTAGTTCTGACAACGGAGCCGTTTACGATCTTCCTTTCAATTACTTTACGGATCAATCCATTAGACAACTTGGCATCAAGCCATTGCCTGATTTCAAGAAAACTCAAGAGCTTGTAATTAGCAAGATGGTATTAGATGAAAGACCAGCATTGCAAGACATATTTGGCGGTTTTGATAAAGCATCAGACTTGGTTCTTGAAATATCTGAACTTGGTGCATCAATGGTTGGTAGAGGCAAAAATGCAAAAATGGTTGCTACAACTCCAGAATTTGATACATTTGTTTCAAGAGTCTCCGATGAGAAGATACTAGCCGCTTGGGAGCAAACTGAAAAAGCACTAACTAAAGCACAAAATGCAAAAAACCTTACAGAATCAACAAAGCAATCCGTCATCCAGAAACTTGAAGGAGACATCAGAAACCTTGAAGCCCTTGCTTCAGCTTGGGAAAATTGGAAACGTAAACGGGTTCCTCGCAAGGTTGGCAGCGAGCCAGCAAAGGAAGTCAGGACAGAAGTAAGTTCTGCTATTGATAAGGAGATTGAAAGAGCATTGTCTATTCAGTCTGCTATTGAACGCAAAGTGGCGAAAGCAGTTTCCGCTAACGCTCCTACAAGTCCACAAAAAATCCCTCAAATTGGAAGGATGCGCGATAATAGTGTTGCAACCGGAATCGCCGTGGCTTTAGGTAGCTCTGGTGAAAAACGAAATGAGTGACGAAAAACTAGAGAAGTTCAAAGAGAACTACTACGACGACCGCCCCGACAAGAGCGAGTGGTTTCTTGAGGTGCGTGAACGTGCCAAGTCTATCTCTCGCAACAACGTAGAACATTACGCTCCCCACAAGGCAGCGTTGGCCTTGTTCCTTTTATCTCAGGGCGCAAGGATAACTGAAATCTCCAAGAAAACAGGAATCGGTCGGGATGTGATCCGTGGGCTTGAGTGGCGGCACAATGACACCCTAGAGACGAAGCGGAAGGAGTTCTCCATGCGCTACGCCATTGCCGCGCAAGAATACACCGATTTGCTATTTGAACGCGCTACACAGCTATTTGACGATCCAGATAGCCTTGCCAAGATTTCTCCAGAGAAGCTGGCAATCACCGTTGGAATCTTGACCGATAAAGCCGCTCAACTGACCGGAATGGCGACTACCGTGGTGGAGCATCGCAAGGGCGCGAGTCTGGATGATGCTGCCAATCTAATTAATGAAGCAAGGTCACGCATTGCCAAGGGTAAGGTGATTGAAGCAGAAGTTGTATGATTTGGAGAACGCATCAAATCCTTACGCCTCCGTCCGACGAGGAACTGGTTCAGATGACACCGGAAGAGGTGTTGTCTATCCATCGCATCTATCACGAAGCGATTGAGAACGCGGAAAAAGACCCATACACTTACGGGTTCCGACTTCCTCACTGGACAAAAGCGGAAGAACAGCTTTACGAAGTTAATGAAATCCTAGCACTAGGCGGGAACAGAAGTGGAAAAACTCAGTGGGGTGCATTCTCCGTTGTCCGTGCTGCCGTAGAGAATCCTAACTCCGAGATATTCTGCTTTGCTCAAACGTCCGAAGTGTCTATTCGCCAGCAACAAAGTGCGGTATGGGCTTGGCTTCCAGAGTATCTCAAGACCAAATTCACTAGTGCAAACGCCTACATTTCCTACAAGAAGAAAACGGGATTCACTGATTCATCACTAATCCTGCCGAACGGTTCACAGATTATCTTCAAGACGTATTCTCAATATCAGAACAACCCTACAATTCTGGAGGGTGCAGAACTCGGTTCTAGGAATCCAGTCTGGCACAATATTGGGGTATGGCTGGACGAATACCTTCTCGGTCCCGAACTGATAAACACGTTGCGATTCCGGCTTGCAACCCGTAATTCAAAGATGCTAGTGACGTTCACACCGATTGATGGGTGGACTGAGGTAATTAAGGAGTATCTGGACGGTGCGACAACGATTGAAAGCAGAGAGGCAGAGCTTCTGAATAACGAGCTTGTCCCCTATGTTCAGAAGTCAAAGAAGCTGAATGCGTCCGTGCATTACTTCCACTCGCAAGATAACGCTTTCGGTGGATACGAGCGCATCAAGGAGACGCTGAAAGGCAGAACGCGAGAAGAGATTCTAATTCGTGCATACGGTGTGCCGATGAAGTCACACGCCACCAAGTTTCCCAAATTCAACAAGGTGGTCAACGTGGTGGAGCCGGAGAAGATTCCAACTCGAAACATCACAAGGTATCACATTATCGACCCAGCAGGATCGAAGAACTGGTTCATGTGCTGGATTGCCGTGGACGAGACTGGCACAATGTGGGTTTACCGCGAATGGCCTGGAGTTGACGTAGGAGACTGGGCGGAATGGCGGAATGGTAAGTGGATGCCTGGAGAGGGAGCCAAGGGGCAAGGCTACGGTATCCGCGACTACGTTGATCTTATCGAAGAGATGGAAGGTGAAGAGGATATTTTCGAGCGGTTGATTGACCCACGACTTGGTGCGGCAAAGTATCAGGTTCAGGACGGTTCATCCTCCATTATCGAGGATTTGAATGATGCGGGAATGGTTTGCATACCTGCACCGGGGCTGGAAATTGACGATGGACTGCAAGCATTGATCGGGAAAATGGCATGGGATACGTCTAAGCCGTTGGATTCTGTCAACCGTCCCCACTTCTACATCAGTTCCGAATGCGAGAATATCATCCAAGCATTATCGGAATACACGGGAGACGGCGGATTAAAGGAAGCGTGGAAAGACCCGATTGACGTTTTACGTTACGCTGCAATTTCTGGAATAGATCATGTTGACAATTCCGTCAGTCTGGTTACAACTCAGGGAGGTGGAGGCTATTAACATGAGCGCGAAGAAAGAACCAAAGAAGAGAGGACGACCCGCAAAGGTTGTAGAGCCTGTTGTGGAATTGCCAGAAACTGCCTTAAAAGCAATGATTCTAGGAGCTTGCAACAACCCGACATGGATGCGCGGCAGGATCGACGGTTTTGGGGTAAACGTCAAAGTTCCCGCTCAGATGGCAAAACGCTTGATTGGGAAGGAAGTTAGTGTTATCCTTGTCGATTCAGACCTTGGCGACTACTACCAATACATAGCATGAACGATATTCAAGAAATAGAAGATGAGTCCCTTGTTTACCTAGACAAGAAGCCGGATATTGGTGCGTTGGCGGATGCTTACGACACCTGCTTGATTGATCTGGATTACTACTTTGAGTCTTGTTTGCGCTCCTACAATGATCGACGGAATATCTGGGATGGAAAATCGGATGACCTACGCAAGAACGGGGCAAATGCTTTCCCGTGGCAAGGTGCTTCTGACCAAGAAGTGAACGTAGTTGGCGAGCGTATTGATATGTATGTTGCGCTGTTCGACCAAGCGTTAGCACGTTCCCACATCAAAGCGTTTCCAACTTCAATGGCGGCAATGCCCAAAGCTGCGGTTGTTTCTGGCTTCCTTAAATGGATGCGTTCCTCCTACATTCCCGACTTCAAACGGCAGATGGAGCTTGGTGGGAACTACCTAATGGAGAAGGGGATTATGGTTTCCTACGTCGGTTGGAATCGTGAGAAGCGTTCCTACCTCCAGAGTGTTAGTCTTGAACAGATTGCCGAAGCATCCCCTGACCTTGTGGAGTTGATCCTTAGTGGGCAAGATGACGAGATGCTGCTTGATTTGATCCAGCAATCATTCCCAGACCTTTCTACCAAGAGGGCAAAGAAAGCAATCAAAGACCTACGCAAGATGGGCGTGGCGGAAATCCCGCTTCCTCGCCAAACGGTTGACTCCCCGGTTGTTTATGCTTGCGCCCCCGATGGAGAGGTAATGTTCCCGTCTTACATTTCAGACCCACAACGCGCCCCGTATATGTTCTGGCGCACCTTCCTTACAGCGCAGGAGCTTGAGAAAAAGGTAACGAATGAAGGCTGGGACGAGAAGTGGGTGGAGAACGCCATCAAAACACTTCGCGGGAAAGACTCCATGTATCTCGACGGCGAGAAGGTCAAGACTCAGACACGCCTTCCAATCACCGATGACAATGACCTTGTTATGGTTGTTTATGCGTATCAGCGTTTGATTGACGAAGAGGATGGTTCCGAGGGTATCTACTGCACCGTATTTCATCCCCAGACAGAAAATTTTGCCAAGCATGAGCTACTGAATGGATACGATGATTACCCGTTTGTAGTCACCCGCCTAGCCAATGACCAGAAACGAATGTATGAGGTTCAGACTTTTTCAGATATTCTCCGTGGTCCTCAAATGCAAATTAAGACCGAGCGTGACAGCCGCATTGATCGTGCGTCTCTCGCAACTCTACCTCCTATTATGCATCCTGCTGGACGTCCTCCTTCTGATTGGGGTCCAGGTCGCAGAGTCCCGTATCGGCGTTTGGGTGAAATTGCTTTCGGTCCGATTCCTCCGCGTGATGATGGTTCTGTTGAAAGTGAGCTTTCGATGCGTAGTCAAGCTGATCGTGCTATTGGCCTTGATCTTGAGAATCCCCTTTCGTCGGCGCGTCAGCAATACTACATCGGTAAGTTCCTAGACCACGTTAAGGATGTCCTTACGATGGCGTGGAAGCTGTATCAGCGAATGGGACCGGATGAAGTTTTCTTCCAAGTTACGGGTAATCCTAACCCGCAGGTGATGACGAAGGGCAGTCCCGATGAGGACTTTTCGATTATGGTTTCGTTTGATTCCTTGTCGAGTGACCCAGACACAGCCGAGACTCAGTTGAAGAATATGGTTCAGTTGGTTCAGTTGGATCGTAACGGTATCATGGATGTAAACAAGTTACTTGAGTTTGCGGCTTCCTCCATCAATCCAATCTTTGCGGATTACGTTCTGCAACCAGCGGAAGAATCTCAGCAGAAAGTTCAGAAGAACGTCACGGATGACCTTGCCAAGATATTCGCTGGCATTGAAGTCCCCGCTCAACCGAATGGCGCACAGATTGCTATGCAGCTTGTTCAGGCGTACGTCCAGCAACCCGATGTTGCGGCTAGGGCGCAGTCTGACGAGGCTTTTGCGGCTCGCTTGCAGAAGTATGCCGGACAGTATCAATTCCAGCTACAACAGGCACAGAACGCCGAGATTGGACGTATTGGAACAGCCCCTGCCGAGATGGGTGGGATGACAACTCAAGGAATGGAGCAGTAACCCTGCACAGATGTATGAAAAAACTGATCAAACGTGCAGATGGTTCTCGCTCTCAGCGTGGAATGTGGGATAATATCCGTGACGCGAAAGGCTCCGGCAAGAAACCCACGAAGGAAATGCTGAAACAAGAACGCAAAATTAAACGTAACGCAAAATGAACAAACTGCCGAATGACGTAGCTCGATGCAATGGCGAATGGGTTGAGGATGGCGCGGATTCATGCTGGCGTGAAGGTTGCGAAACGTGCTTGCGTAGGACTGCTCCTCGTCCAGAATACTACTCGCTGATTGACCCTCCTGCTATTCTTGCCTTTGAGTGCGAATATCTGATTGAACCATGAGCGAAAAGAGATTCACAAAAGTAGTCACGAATCCCGCTACCGGACGTAAAAGAACCGTGAAGTTCGGGCAAGCTGGCAAGGCGGCAGATGGCGGTGATCGTATTCGTCCAGGCACAGCCAAGGGTGACGCTTACTGCGCCCGCTCCGCCAAAATCAAAGGCGATTGGAAGTCTGATCCAAACTCACCCAATAATCTGTCACGCCGCAAATGGAAGTGCAAGGGCAGTAAATCAATGAAATAACATGACACTTACACCAAAACCAACAAAACGAAGCAAAAGGAAGTTTGAGTATTTTTCACAATGTGAGGATGCATTAAGACTTCCACAGATCGAGCGTGATGATGAAGGCTACACCGCAGAAGAGTGTTTCCATGCAGTTGAAACATGGGGAAGATTACTGCCTTGCCGTGAGCCTGAATTACTAGCTAGAGCATTGAATGGCAAAGAGCAACACGGGATGACGGTAACAATGGTAGCCGAGGATTACATCGACAGGCTTATTTTCGCTATTGAGATTGAGCGCAACTATCCTGAATGGGTGCAGAAAGACATTTTCGGCAGAGCGGCACAACTGGCTGAAAAGAAAAATGGATTTATCCCTAAATTTGTAAGCGAGAAGGCAGACTTCACAACAAGAGAAATGCAACTAGCATGACACCACTACCAAAACCAACCATCCAGCAAGCCGTCAACACACTCTCAGATCGTGACGAGTTCAAAGCCATTATCCAGTTCATCCAAGACGAACGCGAGAGATTCTTTGCCGACCTTCGCCAGTGCGTAGATACCAACGAGGTAATGAAGATTGTTGGCAGCGTGGCAACACTGGATGAGCTTCTTTCTCTGTTGAAAAAAGAAGGTTGACATTTCAACCACCTATGCTTTTATTTCCTCGCCGTTTCGTTTTTCGGCGTGTTTGTGTGTTCAGAGAGCCGTAGGGGTTAATTCCTCTACGGTTCTTCTGTTTGAACAGGTCGATGCGGTGAACGCAAGCATCACCGATCTTGGCTGTTGTGCCCAAGAAGCGGCGTGTCAGGTATCGCCGTCGTGATCTCAAAAATGAAGTCGTTCGCCGTCTGCTCCACCCCGTCGATGATTGCGGCCTTCGCTAGTTGCAGAATCCTTTCAGCGAGTTCATCCGGCAGGATGAGAGACAGGCTTCCATTCTCGCCTCCAATATCCAGAGAGCCTTCCAGCTTCCCGGCGTTCTTGCCCCATTTCTGGCGCTCGATTTTCAGTGATTTGAATTGTGACATGATCGTTGGTGGTTCGGATATTCAAGAGGCACAATAAGCCACGGCACACGACCGGGACTAGCTCTCCAGTTTCATTTCAAAGGCTTCTCATTGGCTCCCGGCGCGTGCGTTGCAGCGTTCGACAAATCAATCACCTGATTCGGCGCGGGGTAGTTATTTCGGAACGCATCGGGGTAATCGGACATGCACCCGAGCATTTCGCACGCCTCTCTTATCGCTTGATCCATCGTTCCGCATCGTATCGCTGCGATTACGACTCCCCCGTTGTCATATTCTAGTGCTGGTGCCCATCCGTCTTTCATTCGGCGGCAGCTTGGTTTTATCGTTTCAGTTTTCATATTTGTATTGTTGTTCGCAGGGGCGGCACATGTCGCGCTTGCCCCTATCTTGGTTGCTGCTTCGGCATTTATCGCCGCACATCTTGCATCGGAACCGCCTCGAAGAAGCCGAACAAGGCGCGGATGAGCAATCCGCCTTCAATGGTGTGTCAGTGGTTTCAGGTATCATAAAGTCGTTTCCTTCGGTGTAGTTTTTGTGTCGGCGGATGCCATCGCTAGACGTTCGGCAGAATAGCATTGAGAACTGCTTTGATGCTGCGAATCTCTTGCGCTGTCAGTTCGCCACAGCGGAGCCGCAGACCCTCGTCGCTTTGAAGTTGCCAGTCTATCACGCGGCGTTGAGTTTGCATTGATTCTGCTATGAGTGATTCCCGACACGTAGCAACAATTTCGGCGGATGTTACCCCAGTTGGTAATTGGAGAATATCCGCAATATCATTGAGAGCTTCTGCGTATTCAAGAGTCTGATCTTCTATTGTCTTCATCAGTTAGCGGGTGTAAATTGAATTTCATCCAGCATATCGCTTGGTTCGTTATGCCCGTTTGCCATCGCCTCAATCCATCGCGCTGGGTCAATCGTTGCCGTGTGCTTCCATCCTGCTTCTAGCATCATGGATTGTGACTCTGGAATTTCTTCTACGGATAGGCATTTTATCTTGCCATTAAGAGCGTAGATAAACAGCATTCGGTCTAGTTTGATCGTGCCTATGTATCTAGGTTTATTGGAGTTGTAATCGGGACTCCATCCTGCGTGTCCTACTTGGAAGTTATCGTTCATATTTTTGTGTTGCGGGGTAGTTTCCCTTTTCTCTCATTCAAATCAAGAAGAATCGTTCAGAGAATGTCTTTGGTGGTGATCCTCCGAAGCGAACACGGTTGTCCTGTCAAGGAATCAACCGTGATTCAAAGAACGTCTCTGTATGGAGCCACCCCCTTGCTTTCTCACGACGGGGATTGAACCCGACCTTGTATCGGGAGTAGGACTGTCTCGGTAGAGTCTCCCTGCGAATTGCTCCGCGTGATACAAGGCTTGCCCAGCCCTTCGACTGCGACTGATTACCCGTGCGCTGACAACCTAAACGCACAGAACCTTGGAGTTTCCATCTAGCCGAACTTCACGCCATTTCTCAGACTGCTCGGTTTGATATGTTCGTAGCCTTTCCGCTGGAAAAGAAAAACTCCGAGGCGGGAGGTTGCAATACCGCGCTCGGAGCTTTCAATTACCGGGGGGAACCCAGCAGGGAAAGTCTTGTGACGCTGAGTGCAACCTCTCGTCGGCGCAAATCTACCCATGTTTTTCTGACAACGCAAGAAAAAGTTTCAATGAATTTACATCGCCTATTGACAACTGCAACAAATTCGCATAAAGCTCTTTCAAGTCGCACCGCCGAGCGTAAATGGCGTTCCCAATATGAGCAATCCAGAAGCTACCGCTGAAGCTATCGAATCAGTGTCTAACCTGTCATTTGAAGAGCTTGTAGCTCAGAGAACGGCAAGACAAAATCCAGAACCTGAATCCGAGGAGCAAACCGAAGAAGAGGAACCCGAAAGCCAAGAGGAAGAGATTTCCGATGAGCCAGAGGAAACCGAAACCGAGGAAGAACCCGAAGAGGAGGAAGAGGAAAGCGAAATTGATCTACTGTCGTTGACGACCGAACAGATTCAATCTCTAGCCAAAAAGGGTAAAAGCCGACTCCTGCAACGGA